TTAAATCTAAAGTGAGTTGTGTGTTCTCGTTTACTTCCATTGTAATTTATCTAAAAAGTTATTCCATTTAGCTTTTAACCAATTCTTAAACTGCTCTAACTTATCCGCTATGTATCTTAATCCTTTAATCATAATTTATTACTTTGATAGTCCACACCATAAAAGCTATGTACTCCGTTTCCATCAGAAATAGTAACCGCATAACTTGCCCAACCATAGGGGTGGCTTTGCTCTATTTCGTTACCATCGTCATCATACTGTGGAGTAAACCGCCAAGCTACGTCTAAATGATAGTCATCACTTAAAACGGGTGCAGTTATTTCATTACCCTCTGCATCGTATTCCCCTTGCTCTAAAACAATATGTCCAAGTCTTACAATAGCGTGTGAGTGAGTAGCATTACCATCGTCATCTACGCCAAGAGCTTCTATTTTACTGTTAGCTTGTGCTTCATCATTGAAAGCGTATTTTCCTATCTTCATATTTATATAGTTGTTAATTTTTCTAATTCCGTATCACTTAATGCTTCTTTAAATACTGCAACGCATTTGACGTTACCGTAAAATTCATTTGTAGTTGAAATATCAAAGTCTAAAACATCTAACCCTGTAATAACATTGCCACTTGTATCTGTTGCTCTTTCTACACCATTGACGTATAAACTAAAATCATTCTGTTTATATTTAAAAGCAATTTTATTAAATTCAATTGCATCACTAACATCATAATTTAAACTACATTGATACACACCGCCTAACCTAACTTGTGCTTGTATTCTATTTGATGAACTTGAAAATCTTAATAAAACAGAATTATTAAAATCCCCACCATTACTAATACCTAAAATTCTATTAGTACCATCATCAGCTAAAGCTGCAATCTCTGCATACAAAACCCCTTCACTATCGTTAAACAAGTCGGCATTACCGCTATTGGTTGCTGTTTCAGCAGCACGAGTGGTGGTACTTCCACTATTGGAAACGATGTAGGATGTTGGATAGCTTCCTGCTTCGAGTTGTGCGCCATATAAAAACACACTACCTGTTCCATCTCCACTATAAGTTACTTGACTTAACGTATCTGAATTACCTGTTGTTTTAGTAGCTAAACTTATTTGATATTGATTTGGTGTAGAACCTAATTGACCTACGATTGTACACCTATACCAACCATTACCAAAATTCTCTATTTTTGCATCTGAAACCGTAGTTCCGCCTTGTGATAATTCTTCGCCTATAATACCATTTTCTAAATCAAATACTTTACTAATTGTATTACTATTAGATGTATTTACAAGGGCAAGTTGTATATTAGATAATGTATCTTTTTTAGCAAATACACTTAAAGAATAATCAGTAGATGCACTTAATGAAACCGCATCTCTTATTCTGTGTACATTACTTGTTGCATTATCTGTAAGTTTATCAGCATTTACTGAACCATCAGGAGAAGTAGTTTGATTGGAGCTGACACTTGTGTTTGAAGCTGTCCAAGATGCATCACTAAAATCCTCACTATAAGTAATTAAATTAGTCCTCTGTGGCTCTAATAACCAACTACCAAAACCTGTTGTGTAATCTATTCTTGGAATACCACTTGCAACATCTTCTATAAGTCCTTTCTCGTTTACTCGTGTAGCACTTGAACCTCTACTAAAGTCAAAGTCGGCTTCTTGTATTTCTTTTACGCTTACGTTGTCTATTGAAAAAGTATCAGCATTGTCAGCCATTGAAGCACCAATTCTAAAATCACTTGTGATAGATGTAAATTCAAAAGTATAATATCCGTTACCTGTCGTATATGTTTTATAAACAGAACTACCACCATCGACACTTATTCTAAATCTTCCACTATTATCTAAAACATTAAAACTTGCTTTATATTTTTTTCCACTTGTTAAAATACCATATTGTCGAATTAAAGAACCATTAGAACTTCCATCATATAATGCTTTACCGTTTCCTATACTCCAAGCACTTCCTAAATCCCAATCACTATCCGTATCAAAATTACCATTAGTAACTAATTCTTGTGGTAAGACTTGATAAGGCGGTATAACAGTATTTATAGAGCCATCACTATAAGCAGTAGGAGTAAGCGTAATACTCGCTTTGTTAGGTATATCCCTTAATATCTTATCTGTGCCATCAGAGTTCTCGTAATAGTCAGAATGATTGTACAGCTTATTAGTAGCAGCAGGGTCAAAGTAAATATCTCCCCAACCTTCAGGATTAGGATTTCCCCACTCGCTTCTGTGATATATTTCGTTTGGCATCTATATACTTTTTTAGTTTAACTATATTTTTATTCTTTGGTTTGTACATTCTCATAGAACCCATCCATTAAATAAACTATCTTTGTCAGGGTATATATCGTCATCTGAATTTTGCTCATATTCAGGATATAGGTCGTTATTAAAACTCATATGGTCTATAAACCTTGTTGTATAATACTCTGCTAAATTACGTTCCTTCTGTACTAAAAAATCAACCTCATCTTTAGTAGGTGTTTCTGCGTTTTCGCTTGTGTGCTTAAACAATCCACCATTCTTTAACTGATACGCTGAATAAGGCAAATACTCCACCATTGCAAAATGAATAAGCATAGGAGCAAGATACTCATCTACTAAGGTTTGGTAATCGCCTGTTAGTGTACCTGCAATAATATCAGCTTGTAGTTTGTCGTATAATTTACTACCTGTGTAGTTTCTTACGTGTATCTCTTGGGCTATCTTAATAAACTGTATAAATTTATTGGTATCTACATTACCGTCTATGATACTGTTCTTTACAAGGTCTGTTCTGTTTATGAATAATGCAGTAGCCATATCTTAGTTTTTAAATCCCATTTTATTCCAATAAGCAGCAGTATAACCTTTATACTTCATATCTTTGGGTGCAACAGGTACTTTTTGTGCGTTAGCTTCAGGCTTAAATCCTTGACTTCTTGCTTCTGTTGTACTGATTACATCTCCTAAACTTTTAGAGCCTTCCTTACGTGCATAAATACGTCTAAACCATTTATGATGGCATCTTGCACCACCTTTGTAAAGCCAAATAGAATAAGTATCAGAACCACCCTTGCCAAAACCTGCATTAACCGCTTTGGTTTCCATAGCTACAATATCCTCTTTACGGTACACTTTTTTAGCACTTACCATTTTCTTGCAAAACTCCCTTGATGTGTCTTTAGTCTTTGCAGGATTGTACATATACCTTACAAGATACACCTTGTCCTCTTGCCCTTTTTGCTTTGACTTACCGTCTTGCTCACTCTCACTATATGGCTTGGCACTTCCTGTACTTGCAAGGTTTGTCTGCTCGTTTAACTCTTTAATCTTTTGGTTAAGGTCATCATCATTGTCATAGTCCACTTCTTGCTCATCTATAACCTCAAACTCCTTTAAAAGTTCTTCTTCGTCTTGACCTAAGTCTATAAGCGCATCAGCTATTTCTGTATCTACAAACTTATCTAAATCACTACTTAACTTTACGCCTGTTTCTTCTTCTCTTGTTTCTTCATCTACAATAGCGTTATCCTGAAAGTCTAAAGGTTGTAAAGTCTTAAAGTATAAATTTAAAGAAATATCATTGTAAGCTAATATCGTATCAAAAGCATCTATAAGTAAGTTCTGAAATGGTCTGATAACTATATTCATCATTAGCTTAGTAGCTGTTTCTAACTCCTCTGCGTTGTTTCCAAGCCCTGTATTGTCTTTAATTCCCAAAAGCATAGGAGATACCACCCTGTGTGCTACCATTATCTTACGACTGCTCTCATCGCTTAAAAACTGATACTGATTGTGTGCATCACTTAATTGTACAGGGTCTATGGTAGCTGCTGTTTCAGGACTGTCATTAAAAGATAAAATAAACTTACCTGCATTACTACTTCCTGAAAACTTATTATAAATACGTCTTTCTATTGCTTCTCTTTCTTCTGCACTTGGAGTACCACTATTAAAATTAATAAGCATTGAAGGACTAAGACCTGACTGTATATTATTTATATGGAAGTTAGATATTTCTTCTTCTAAATCTGCATACTGTAAGCCACCTTGATAGTCGGGTGTTGAGTAGTATTTGTATCCTGCTCTGTAAGGCTTAACATAAAGTATTTCGATTGCTTCATTACTTGTACCAAAAGCAGGTATGCGCTTTAATTGGTTAATACGGTTGTATTTAGACCAATCACTTGAATAGTAATAAGCATCTATTTCCCCTTTATCATTGCACTTCTCGGCTGCCAACGTTTCAACAGGCATATGCTCAACCCTTGCTATTTTTTTTCTATCCTTACTATAAATAACCTGCATAGAACATTGACCGAATAATTTAAGGTCGCTACATAATTTTCTTACACAATCTTTATGTAAAAGCGTTACAGCCTGTGCGTATGCTTCGGGTTTCTTGTCGCTATCAGTAGCATCTAAACCCTTACCGTATATCATTTCACTAATACCGTTAATAATAGCGTTGTTGGTAGGGCTACCATTGTAACGGTCTATTAGGTACTGAAAGTATGAGTTTTTATCTCCGTATGTAACATAATCCCTACCTTTTTTTTCTTCAATAGTAGGGCTAACATAATTTGATAAACTTATTGCGTGTATCATAATACTATATAATCGTTATCGACTGTGTCGTTTGTTTCGTAAACATTATCGTTCACATCGTACCTGCTTTGTGTTACAGGTGTTTGGTCTGTGCAAAATAACTTATCTCTATACACTAAAGTACCGTCTGATTTGGTTACTTCTAAAGTATAAAAATGTGCTTCTCTAAATGGTGCATTACTACTGCCAAACGTCATATTAGCTGTTAAGTAATTACCACTTGTACTTGTAGAAGCTGTTATAGTTTCTGACTTATTTGTTTGTTCGTCAGTTACAACGTATGTAAGCGTTTCGTTAGCAAATACACGAGGTATAAACGTAAATGTCTGCGTTTGTGAAACTGATACAATCTTCATATAAGTATAACGTACAAATATGAATATTTACTATAAGGCAAAAAAAAAGGGAGCATATAGCTCCCCCTTTATAATAGACTACCTAATTATGCATCAGGGGTAATCGGTGTAGTAGCACTTACGTCAGGAGCAGTCGCAAAGAAAGGCGGTGCTGTTTCCTGTGCAGTAGCTACAAGTGTAAACCCTGACAGGTCGCCCATTGCTGCGCCTGTTACAATCGTTCCACCTGTAATCTCTGCACCGTGTTCCTTACCAATTAAGAAATAGTTGCCATTATAGTCCTCAACTACATAATGCGCTCTACCTGCGTTTAATAGCTTAATTTCTTCTTGTGTTGCTACATCAAGATAGGTAAATGTTACATTAAGTGTAGTTTCATAAAAAGTAGTACCGTTTTCTCTACTTGATGTTACAGATGTTTCTAAAGATGAATTTCCTTTAATCTCATACTTAAAAAACTCTGCACTTCCATCAGTAGGTAGTGTAATAGTAC